CCGGACGTTAGCGTGTACGTATAAGAACTTGATGAATCAAAATCGGCAGTCGTGTCATACCGCATCCACATCAAATTTTTATGAACATCGAGCCCGGGTGTGTTGCCAGGTGTCGCAACAGGATATGTTAATGTTCCGGTGACTAGAACATCTGACCCACTTTGCACCATTGAAGAAATGACCGCACTTGAAAATGCTCCCGCATAACTTGTCCAAAAACTTTGAAGGGCCGTCTGGTCCGATCCTGATAAAGGTGCCGTTTTGTTATAAAACCGATACACAACTGTCCATATTTTTTGGGTTCCATCGAGTGAACCACTGACCCAGCTCGTATATGTCGAACCCATAATGTAATAATTCACAGAGTACTGTATGTAAGCATAACGAGCATCTGTAAGAATAACATTAATTCTCCCGTCGGCAGGGTCGTTTGATGGGAATGCGCTAAAAAAACTGTATGTACTAGTTGTCCACGGTGTTGTGCTCGATGAAAGTATTGTCGAAATCAAAGCTTTTATAAGATATGTACCTGTGGAACCATAGAGTGTTCCGCCGTTTGTAGTTATGAATACACCTGAACCACTTCCGGGCGTCCATTTATAAAATGTCCCGTCATCCTGATTATAAAACCTGAATGAATTGTTCAGTAAAGGACCCATGATGACATAGTTTTTCCAGCCGATTGCCCATGTAGGATCAAAGTTTTGAGTTCCGTCGGCAGTTATCGCCTGAAGATTCGATGTGACGTACGAAGCACCGTCAAGAAAACCGTTCGATAGGATTGGACTCGCCGCAAGATTCTCAAACTTTTCGTATTCGATATCGACCCGGACATCGTTCCGGTAGAGTTCGCTCATGTTCAGTGTGTCCATGTTGAACGACAACTTTGTATAGTATTCTCGAGGGGTCGACACGACCGACGTATCGTTCTTGCCTTCGAGAATCGTCAAACCGGCTTGGTTTTCGTAGGCGACACCGAGGTCCTGTTCGAGATACAGTCGCTCGCTCGTCAGACGATCGATGGTCTGTCCGCCGACGGTCAACGTCGCACTCTTGACGAGTTTGGTCGCAACCGAATCGACATACGAAAACCCGTTCGACGGCGGCGGTGTAAACCCGCGGATCCAACCCGCTTGTACGAGCGTCAGTGGTGCAGTCAGCGTACCGCCCGTAAAGTTGTACGCCGGATAGCCACCATTTATTGTAAAAAAGTCGGGATCCCGAACATCAAACCCCCAAAATGAGGCACTGGCTTCGTTCTGGAAAAAGATGTTCGAATAGACGCCCGTGAAAACAAACTTGTTGATTGTATCATCATATGTGACATTGATATTCGAATATCCGACAAAGTTTGTCGTCCATGCCGAAAGGAATTGTGTATTAAAGTAGCCGACGAAATCACCCGGCTGAATCGCGAGCGTGTTTGTCTGGACGTAGATTTGTCCGTCGACTACGTCAGAATACTGAGGGTAGACGTACCCTGGTCCGAGTGGTGTGTACAACTGTGGAAGTTCAGATCGGACCGTGAGGCGTCGAACCAGATCACCCTTTGGTGGAATACGGGCCGAGGCCGTACCGCCAAACGCCGGCACAGACTTGTCAAACGGAACCTCGAACGATTCGGCGACGTACACTTCACGAGTGTCGTACTTTCGAGAGAACAAAGTGTGCTGAGGGTCCTGAACGAACGTTCCGCCGGCCTCAAGCTGAACCTGGGCACCAGACATGGCGCTCCTCTATCAGGGGATGCGTTTTTTGTTTTGGCCAAATTTAGACGTGTACATTAGGGATGACGAGTTTGCAACTCCGCAAATTTGATCCGAGCAAAATTGCAGACGACAAGGTGTGTGTGTTTATCGGAAAGCGTGGTACAGGCAAGTCTACGCTCGTGACCGACATCATGTATCACAAACGGCACATTCCGGTCGGTATCGTCATGTCCGGTACCGAAGACGGAAACCACTACTACAAACAGTTTGTGCCAGACCTGTTCATCTACGGTGACTATAACCGCGAAGCGATCGAAAAGGTCTTGGAGCGCCAGCGGCGACTGGTTGGTGCCGGCGGAAAGTCGGGAGCGTTCCTGCTCATGGACGATTGTATGTACGACAAGGCGTTCATGAAAGACGTGTGTATCAGACAATGTTTCATGAACGGGCGACACTGGAAAATCTTTTTTGCGTTGACCATGCAGTACTGTATGGACTTGAGTCCGGACCTGCGCGCCAACGTCGATTACGTGTTTGTGATGCGCGAAAATGTTATTCAGAACCGAGAGCGTCTGTACAAATCGTTTTTTGGAGTTTTTCCGACATTCGACATGTTTTGCCAGGTGATGAACGCCTGTACCGAAAACTTTGAATGTCTCGTTTTGGACAATACGAGCAAATCCAACCGCATTGAAGACTGTGTGTTTCATTACAAAGCGCCAATCCGCAAGGGTTTCCGGATCGGCTCCGAACAGATGTGGCAGTATCACCAAAAAAACTACAACCCGATGCACGTCATTCGACCTACGAGCGGCGCGACACCCATTAAAAAGAAGGGGTCGTCTGGAGTTACTGTGAAGAAAGTGTAGAGGCGCCTGCATTCAGCGCCTCCTCAATCAGAGCTGCCGAACGAGCAACGGGCACATCCTCCTCGTCGTCCTCCTCAGCAGGCACATCCTCCTCCTCTTCTTCGACAACTGGAGCAGCCACAGGCACTTCGGGCTCCGGCTCGGGAACAGTCACTTCGGGCTCGGGAACGACCACAACGGGCTCGGGCTCGGGAGCAGGCGCCCAACCGGTACCCATTTCGTAATACATGCAGAGGAAATAATTGTGCGCTGATGAAACGCAAAAAGACTCTGTGACACCATTAGAAGCATGCCGATGATTGAAAATCTCGAGTTTAATGGTGCACCACAAATTATCCAGTACATACCGAATGTCGAGGACATTCCTGAACCAGAACCAGGATCTTCGCCACTCGATTTTTCGGACCAAAAAAACTCTGGTCCAATAGAAATGGACTTTTCGACGCCGATTCAGGACGTCATGCCATCGGCCGCGTTTGAGAGTGAGGAAACTCCCGGCCTGACTGGTCCGTACAGATCCCCCTCGAATAACCGTGTCATGGGTATTAGCCCTGGTGTTGTCCAGGTCGAGCCCAGCACGGCGTCCAAGATGCCCATGGGCCTGACGAAGGAGCAGCTTCATGCACTGGTGGCTGGCATCGCGGCCGTTGTCGCTTTTTCAAAGCCGGTCCAGGACAAGCTTTCGACCGTCGTGCCCAACTTCATGGGCGACAGTGGTGCTTTGTCGTTGACCGGTATGGTCGTCACGGCCCTGATCGCCGCGATTGTGTTTTACGTTGCAAACCGTGTCCTCGAGAATCAGTCGTGAATCTCGCCACCACAGTACGGTTGATTTTGATTCAGAGAGTACAGACCAAGTGTCGTACACAACGTTCGTAAGTCTTTAAAACTTTGCCAGAACGCTTCAGAGTGGTCGTATTCTGGAACGGTAATGTGGGCGAGCTCGTGAATGAGCACGTGCATTGCGGCATTTACATTGTTCCCGTCGAGACAAATGTAAATTTCGTACCCCTTGTTCACATTGTATCCGATTGTTCCTTTATTCATACGCCGACTGTCAATCCCGGTCAGAATGGGCCGACGTGTCCGAAGAATTTTGAACCGTTCGTCGACCGCGTCCGTCTCTTGGAGATGTTTGATAAGTAAGTTGTACCGGCCTTTGAGTTCCGTGAGCATATGATGTTCTTGAAGCAATGCTACGATGATTGTCAGCACAATGGACAGGACAAACAAGACAATCATACCTACTAAGGCGGCACATTTTTCCGCCTGAAGACAAACTTTGAATAAATGTCCGAGATGAGTTCGGTCGGTGGACACATCGGTTCCCATACTTCGCACGTGAACCACCGTGAGAGCGCCGTCTCGAGAATCGTTCGGTTCATGAGAGGCTCTAGGCGTCCGTTGCCGTTGTAAAAGGGGCCGTCGACCAATCGAACAAACGCGTGGTCGCCATCGAGCGTCACACTGTTTCCGATAATGTCCGGTGAAATAAATGTGTACATTCGGTCCGAATCGGGTGTAATGCCAAACAAAAGTCCGCCAAGGCGAGTCCGACGCGCAAGCGCCTTGGCGGATTCTTCGAGCGAGTTTCGAATGTAATGAATCGAAAAGTTGTAGCAAATGGCGTCAAACACTCCGGTGACATTCCGAATATCCCCTTGGTGAATGCAAATACCGGAGACACCGTGCACTTCTGCACGTCGGATAGCCTCCTGGAGAGACTCCGGGTCCGGGTCGACCGCCGTCACGCGTGCGCCCACCTTTTTCCATTTGGACCAATCGCCGCCGCGACCGCACCCACAATCGAGCACCGTGTTCCCGCGCCGGACACATTGTATGATGAGGTCGTTCTTGTATTTGTTGTGGGCGCGACGAAGGTCGTCCATGTTGCGTTTTCTAGTTAAAACAAAAACGCCTGTTATGTTTATATGGCTATGCTCGAGCAGGATTTCCTGACGGTCCCCGGACAGATGTTTGCTCTGATTTCTATGGTTGGCCCGGACATGCCCCAGAAGAATGAGAAGCTCGGTCTGAAGATTCGCGGTTGCTTTGCGACCAAGGATGAGGCGGCCAGCCATGCGAAGCGCCTTCAGAAGGAGGATGCTCTGATTGATATTTACGTCGTCGACATGTACAAGTGGTTGCTGATTCCTCCGGACCGTGACCAGATTGAGGACACACACTACCAGAACGAGAAGCTCGAAGAGATTATGTCCAAGTATCGCAAGAACCAGCAAGAGGCTGCTTCTCATTTCGAGAAGCGCAAGCGTGACATGATGGCCAAGCCCATCGAGGGAAGCGAGACGCCCTACATCGAGCCCGGGGATGAGAACAGCAAGTATTACAGCAAGCCCGACGTGCCGCCGATTCCTCACCCGGCTGAGCTCATCGAGGAGCTTCGCAAGGAGTTTCCCGATGCGGACATGACGGAGCTGGTTGCCAAGGCTGACCTGCGCATCGAGGCGGAGATTCAGCGTCGGCGCAAGGAGGCGGAGGACCGTGCAGCGGCAGCACCGCCGGTGGTACTCGGTGATATTCCGGCACCCGAGCCAGTCGGAGCAGGTGGCGCGGGTCTCCTGAAGTAGGTTTTTTTCGCATCATAGTGTAGATGAAGGTGCTTTTGTACATTGGCTTGTTTGTGTTGTTTGTCACCGTCGCATACATGTTGAGTAAACCATCCAGAAGTTGTTACGCTCCACCTCGTACGGCCGACACGGTCTTGCCGTATGACGTGACCCC